TAAAGATAAAGAACCTTATACCCCTCTACCAGAATACTTAGCAATAGGTCCGTCACAAATTCATGGAGCTGGGATTCTCGCTAAAGAAGATATTCCTGGAGAGGTGGTTATAGGTATAAGTCATATATATGATCCAAATTTTCAACATGATTATATTAGAACACCTTTAGGTGGGTTTATAAATCATTCAGAGGATCCTAATTGTGAGTTAATAGAAGAAGATGGAGACTACCATTATAAAAAATTAAAAACAATAAGAAAGATAGAAGAAGGGGAAGAACTTACTTTAAAATATAGTCTATACGCTATCTGCGATTATTTATAGTGTTATATTTATAATGATAAGAGTAATATTTACCCTAGCTTTAAAACTAAAGGTAAATTTAATTAAATTTGTAGCTTATGGGATATGATAAAATACCGAGACAAAAGCTCTCGATTACTAAAAAAAATAAAAAGTGGGGGGAAGAGTGTGTAGAAGCATTTATAAACTTGTCTAATTCAGGGACAAGCCATTCACATAAAAAAGATGAGTTAAAAATATTATATGATTACTATAACGGTGTAATTGATGAGGCGGATTATAATTATGTATTGAAACCTTACGGAAAATCTCGTAAGAACTTTCCTTCAGAAATGCGTAATTACCCCATTATCAAACCCATAATTGACCTTCTTCTAGGGGAAAAATCTAAAAGACCTCTCAATTATACTGTTACAGTACAAAACTCTGATAGTATTTCTATTAAAGAGAATGCTAAAGCAGAAGTTATCTTTAAAAACTTACAACAACATTTTATGCAAGCTGTCCAATCGCAAGGACAAGATATGGGGCAAGACCAAGAGCAAGAAATACAATTACCAGGTCATATTGCAGAAATGTTTGATAGTACTTATGTAGATAATAGGGCTGTACTTGGACAACAATCTTTAAATTATATAATGCAAGAACAAGAAGTATATGATAAAATACAAAAAACTTGGTTTCATTATTTAGTTACTGGAGAATGTTACACGCATAGGGGAATAAGAAATAAAGAGCCTTTTTATGAAGTATTAAATCCTTTAGATGTAGACTATGACCTTGATCCGGATTTAGAATTTGTAGAAGATGGAGATTGGGCTTTAGTGAGAAAGTATGTACATGCTTCTAGTGTGGTTGATGCTTATTACGATAGTTTAACAGAACAACAAATATTAGAGTTGGAAGAACCAAGGCATTCAGAAAGTGACATTTCTTTTCTATATGCTAACTCTGGGAATAAAGATGTTAATGCTTTTAGGAACAGATTAATTGAAGTTATAAGTGTTTATTGGAAGTCTAGGAAAAGAATAGGGTTTTTAACTTATGAAGACCCAGAAACAGGTATGGCTGAAGTACAAGAAGTTGAAGATGGATTTAGAATGCCTGCAGAAATGAAAGAAGCAGGAGCTAAATTAGAATGGAGATGGGTAAATGAAGTATGGGAAGGAACTAGGATTGATGGGAGGTTTTATATTAATATAAACCCTATAGCAAATCAAAGAGTATCTTTAGATAATCCATCTAAGTGTAAACTACCTATTAATGGGAGACGTTATTCAGATATAAACTCTTCTAATATCTCTTTAGTAAAACTTGGGATACCTTATCAATTAAATTATAATATTTATAAGTATAGATTAGAACTTGCAATAGCTAGGAGTAAAGATATTATTGCACAGTTTGATATTAATATGATTCCTAAGAAATGGGATATGGATAAATTTATGTACTATGTTGAAGGTACAGGTATTGCTTGGGTAGATTATAATAAAGAAGGGATACAACTTAATCCACAACATCAATCAGTATTAGACATGTCTATTAAAACAATTCAGCAGTATATTACATTGCTAGAATCTATTTTAGTAGAATGGGAGAAAATATCTGGTGTTAGTAGACAAAGACAGGGTGAGATTGGAGCATATGAAGGTAAAGCATCTTCTCAACAAGCTATATTACAATCATCACATATCACTGAAGATTTATTTAGAAAGTTTGAAAGAATGGAGCAAAGAGATTTTCAAGCTCTATTAGATTACTCAAAAGAAGCGTGGTTAACTGGAAAGAAAACTATGTATGTTATGCCAGATGGAACTACAGACTTTTTAGATATAGATAGTATGGATCACTTAGAATCTAACTATGGTATATTTGTTTCTGATGCAGGTAAAGATCAAGAGAAACTACAAAATATTAAAGGACTTACTCAAGCTATGATGCAAAATGGCTCTAGGCCAGGAGATTTAGCTGAAATGTTAGACTCAGATAGTTTCCAACAGATTAAGAAAAATCTTAAAAAAGCAGATAAAGCTCAACAAGAATTAGAACAAGCTCAACAACAAGCTCAACAAGAAATGCAACAGCAGCAAATGGAAGCAGCACAAATGCAGCAAGAAGCTGAAAATCTTGAGAAAGAAAAAGATAGGCAAAAAGATATTGAGATTGCATTAATTAATGCAGAATCTAAAAAGGATGTTGAAGCTTCAGAGCTTAATTTACAAAAAATGATGCAAGATTTTGAATTTAAACAAAGAGATTTAGATTTAAAAGAGCAAGAATTAATAGAAAAACGTAGAGGTAGTATGTCTACAGAAAATATTAATAGAGAAGCTAATCAAGTTAAAAGGGAAGACAGTCAAATTAAAAAAGACATAGCTAAGAATAATGCTAACAAACGCTCGTAGAAGGGAAATATTAAATAATGTTAGGAGTTCTGGATACCCAGGAAGTATTTCTGAAGTATTTCAGGCGGCTGCTGGTGGAAGAGATTTAGTTCAAGAATTTCAAATGCAACAACAGCAACAGCAACAAATGCAAGTTGCTAATACCCAAGAAGAGCAAGCAACAGGTTTAAAGGAACAACATGCTCAAGGGAATACACAAGCTAGTATGGCTTTCCCTGATGTACAACCTAATCAGTCTTTTAATACAGTTGGGATGAAAGCTCCTATTGATATTCAAAAAATAGATGATCAAGGTCACTTAGTAGAAAGTTATAAAAATGTTCCCCCAGGAATACAAGATCTACCAACAGGTCCAGCTGAAGGCACAATAATAGAATCACCAGCTGCTTATCAAAAAGGTGGATTAAGAAGAAAACGTGGTTATGTACAGAAATACCAAACTGCTGGTTTTGATATGAGTGGGTTTAATATGGAACCTGTAACGTCTGTACAAGATAATGTTCTTACTCCTCAAGTTCTTCAAATACAAAATGAAAATAAAGATTTTAAAGAGAAAGAAGCTTTATTAACTAAAATAGCTAAAGATAAGAAGATAGCAGATAATCAAATTGCTATGGATAAATCTAAAGGTACTCTTGTTAATACAACAAAGAGAAATGCAGCAAATATATTAGGTAATTCTATGTTAGTGAATCAGACTGCTGGAGGTTATGGGGGAAGTAACTTGAGAAAGAGTATTGCAGCTAACCCAGATAAAACTGAGGAGATCTATAAAAATACTATGAGGAGCTCAGGTCAAACTACAATGAAGAATCTTGCTTTAGCAACTCTTTTACCAGGAGCTGGTGGTGCAAATACTTATGCAGGTCATATGACTTCTGGTATTAATACTATGAATAAAGCTAGTCATGCTCGACCTTTTCTAAAAGGAGCTTTTCAAACAGGATATAATGCTATGAAGTTAGGGGCTTTACCTACGTTTTATAACCAAACTGGAAACTTTGGAGTAGACTTAGCTACTGGAAATTATAACAATCTTCAAAAGCGTACTATGGATTTTAGTAGGGGAATTGTAAGTACCGTCCCAGCATTACGTACAGTAAAAGATGCATATAAAATGGGGCAAGATGCCTGGGAAGGTAATTATGCAGATGTACTTACTAGAGGAATAGCTCTTGGAACAAGATCCCCAGGAATTGGTAAAGGAATGGAATATTATGGAACTAAAGTCGGAGGAAAATTTATCCCAGAATCATGGCAAAACTTAGGAGGACTTCCTTCAATTAAAAGTGTATTTAATAAATATACTAATCTAAAATCTACTAGCGCAGATAAGGTCCCACTAATAAAAGCAGGTTAGGAAGTGTTATATAATAATAACAATCTTAAAAAATAAAAACCTATAAAAAATATCAATATAATTATTAAATTTGTAACTTAAAACTAAAACAATATATGGAACCAAATGAAAAAATTCAACTAGACGATATTACCTTTGACGATGTCATTGCAGGTGATGGAGTTGATACAGTTGCTATCGATGAGATCGATAAGCCTGTAGAAGAAGTAAAAGAAGAACCTACTAATGAACTTGATAATATTGAGGATACGGTAGAAGAAACAGAAGCAGAAGAAAAAACCGAAGACGTACAAGATAACGAAATAGATGATGATGTAGAACCATCTGAAGAAGGGAATGAAGATACAATTGTATCAGAAGTTTTATCTAAGTTAGGGTATGAAGTTGATCAGGAATATGCTGATACATCAGAAGGATTAGCTAATATGACAAAAGATATAGCTTCTCAAATAGCTGACGATAGAATTGATGAAGTGCTTGAAGCATTTCCTTTAGTTAAAGAGCATTTACAATATGTTATGAATGGAGGAGAGTCACAAAATTTTATGCAAGCTTATGATCCTAATTTAGATTATAATAGGATAGAAATTGCAGAAGATGATACTCGTAGTCAAAAAGCAATCTTATCAGATTACTTTACAACTAAAGGACATGATAAAGAGTTTATAGAAGAGATTCTTGAAGATTATGAAGACTCTGGAAAGTTACATAATAAAGCTGAAGCAGCAAGACAAGCTTTAGGTAAAGTACAAGCTCAACAAAAAAATCAAATGGTGGAACAACAAAGAGCAACTTTACAACAACAGCATGTAGAACAGCAAAAGTTTTGGGAAGATGTTTCTACTACCATTAAAAATTCTGATGAATTTGCAGGACTAAGAGTTCCAGAAAAAGAAAAGTCTAAATTTTTTAATTGGCTTTCTAAACCAGTACAAAAAAATGGTTACACTGAAAGAGATCTTGCACATGCAAATTCTGACATGGAAACTAAATTAGCAGTAGACTATTTAATGTTTAAAGGATTTAACTTAGAACAAATTATTAATAGTAAAGCTAAGACTAAAGCAGCTACATCATTAAGAGATAAAATATCTAGAAGCGAGGATAAAGTAAAAAGCGCTCGTAAAAAATCTAGAAAAAGTAAAAATATTGATCTAGATAATTTAGATTTAAACATTTAAAAATATACCTAAACAGGGAAATAGGTACCCTATAAAATTAAAATAAAAATGGCAGTAAACGGAACAAATATAAGCGTCCAAAAGACGTTTTATAACGACTCGCAAATGACAGACATGAACAGTCTTGCAAATGCAATGTTGGCAAAACCTACTGAACTGTCTCCAATTATTACTCATTTAGCAGGAAAAGACGATAAAAGATTTCCACTATCTTTCTTAACGGAAGGTGTTGGTAACACTAAGTCTATTGACCGTTTAGAATATGAGTATCGTGTGGCAACACATAGATTAAGAACGAGACCAGTAGCAGCAGCAGGACCAACAGGATCATCAATCGGATTAGGAGGAGCAACTTTTGAGTTGGAATTTCCTGATAAACACTTCGTATTCCCATACGTATTAGTATCTCAATCAGGTACTCAAGCACGTATTATGAAAGCACCAGAGCAAGTAGCTGGAGGTTCTTCATGGAAATACACTTTACAATTAATTAACCCAGCAGCTACAGCAGTAATGCCAGCAGCTGATTGTGTAGCAGGAGCGTTATATGCGCAAATGTATGCACCTGTAGGAGTAGACTTCTCTAGAGGTAATGCTTCTAACTGGGAAACTCCAGGTAAAGTAAGAAACAAACTAACTACAGTTAGAAAATCTTACCACATGTCTGGAAATGCTAAAGACTTTGTAGCAGAATTTGCTCTACCAACTAAAGGTGGATCTACTACTAAACTTTGGATGGACTATGAAGAGTACTTACACATGCTTGACTTTAAAGAAGAATGTGAAATGTACTACTGGTACGGTCAAAAAACTTATGATGCAAGTGGAAATACTTTCATGAAAGATGAAAATGGTCAACCTGTAATCGTAGGTCCTGGTCTTTTAGAGCAAATTGTTGAAACAGACACTTACTCTACAATGACTGAAACAAAATTAAAGAACATCATTGGTGATTTATTCTACCAAATGACTGATGCTTCTAAAAAACAAGTGACTCTTTATACTGGTACTGGTGGTGCTAGAGAATTTGATGAGGCTCTTAAAAACCACTTCTCAGGTAATACTTGGAAAGTAGGTGGAGAGAATCGTTTCATCACTGGATCTGGAAGATCATTAGGTATGAGTGGTTACTTTACTTCGTATGAGCATATTGATGGACACTCTGTGAATGTGGTTAAATTACCACTATTTGATCACGGTGCTGTTGCTCAAGCTCGTGCTAAGCACCCAACAACTGGATACTCTCTTGAGTCTTATAGAATGGTATTTGTTGATCAATCAAATTATGATGGTCAAAATAACTTACAAATGATCTCTAAGAAAGGTCGTGAGTCTATGAGATGGTGTGTAGCTGGATCTGTAGTCCCTAGAGGATTTGATTCAACTTCTGCTAGAGCATCTGATGTTGATGGGGCAAGCGTTCATATGTTAAAAACAGCAGGTATCGCTCTTAAGAGATTTGATACTTCGCTTGATATTACATGTGTAGCGTCCTAATTTGGCATTAACGTGCGTCTATATATTGGTTTTTGATTAAGGTTGTGGGGGAGCAATCCCCCGCTTCTTTAATTAATTGTTATACGGAGAGTTATTCTTTACATCCACTTAATTTAAACTTTAAAAGAACTATTATTATGAGTAAAAAAGTATTTTTAAGGAGAAAGGACCTAGCGGGTCACTTACCTAAAGCAGTAAAAGCTGAAGCAAAAACTAGGCTTAGTAGTGTCTATGTGAATAGACAACCTTTAAAAGGATTTAGTCCTGATGAAGAAAAAAAATATATGCAAGGAATTTTAGATGTTTCGCCTGAACATGTTGATTGGCCAAAACATTCTAAGAATTTCTGGGCAGATCTTTCAATTCCAGTAGG